ATGTTTCTTGATGCCACATTAATGTTAATAGAGCCACTAAAACCTATTCCTGTGACACCTTGCCATATTTTAGTAGTAATAAGTCCACCACCCCAAACATTGCCATCCCAAGTTGATGTATCCCAAATACCTTCAGATTGTGTAGCAGGGTTAAACGAAACTGCGCCTAACTGTGATTGAGTGTCAAAATCTACGCTTAAACCGCATAAAACGGCTGGTACGCCACCTGTAGATTGAAGTATAGGTCTTACCATCACAAAGCGTTTTAATTGACCTGGTGACTCAAAATAAGAATAAGCTGTTTGTGCAGTTGCAGAAATATTTGCGCCATTATCTGATAAAGAAGAGTACAAAGTACCTACAAAGCCATCACTACCAAAGTGCATATCAGCATCACCGGATACTTCCCAACAATAGCCTTGAATACCTGTAAATCTTGCCCATGCTTTAGTAATGGTGTGCATTACATACTGTTCCATACCTATATCGGTAGGAATAGACAAAATCAGCATATTTTCACTAGCAAAGTAGTTAATTTGCCAACCAAAGTTAGCATAGTAATTAGTAGCAGCTTGACTAATAGGGTAGAAAATCTTGTCTGTTAAGTTAATTCTTGGGTCTAGGCGGCTAGATTGTAAAGCAGAAGCAAGTGGTACTAAACCATCTTGAGTAAGTAAAAGTAAATCACCAGCCCATTTAAAGAAGCACCTACGACTAAAAGTTTGCCCTAATTGCCAAACGCCTTTTAAAGCCCAATTTAAAGGGTCTGTAGGGTCTGTTCCGTTGTATACGATTGCCTCGCCCATTGAGGTAATCCATACTGCATAATCGTCTGCTCCTTGTCCAGCATCCAAAGTCCAAGTACCCATTGCTTGCAAATAACCACCATTTCGTGCAATTCCACCGAAATAAAGAGGAGAAGCAGCGCCAGCAATAGAATTTACATCTAAAAACCAACAAGCAAGAGTGTCTTTTTGCGTAAAATATAGGCGATTTTTAAACAAGTTTACATTGATAAATGTTGATGAATCTGCGCCTGTAATGCCTAAAACTGTATAAGTACCCACCACAGAAGCGTTAGCTGTAGGTGTTGTTGCCATTGTGTAAGTAAAGGTATTTGCGCCTGTTACTGTAATGACATAAGAGCCGTTATAAGCTGATTCAGTAGCGCCAGAAATAGTAACATAATTGTTACTAACTAAACCATGTGGCGCAGAAGTCGTTAATGTTGCTACATTACCTACATGGGTAATTGTGCTAATTGTTTGCGCTGTACTTGTCGTGGCAATAAAAAACCAAGAAGTACCATTAAAGACCATTACAGGGTCAACACCATTACAAGCTACTAAAAATGACCCTGCGCTATTAGTAATGTTGACAAATTGCAGTTTATCGCTAGTAATACCTGTAAAATAAGACACCGCAGTAGCAGGTTTACAGTCATAAATAGTGTTTCCACACGCCCCAAATAGCTTATAACCGCTATTAGTAGGGTAATCCATTAGTGTATGGATTGGGGTATTTATTTTAATAGTATAAGCACCCACTACAGTAGCATTAGTAGCTGGTACAGAAAGCATTGTGTAAGTAAAGGTTGATGCACCTGTTACTTTAATCATAAATACTCCGTTGTAGTCGCTTGGAGTAGCGCCAGAAACAGAAATATATTCGTTATCTATTAAACCATGTGCTGTAGCAGTTGTAACCGTTGCTGTCACACCTGAGTGTGTAATGCTTGAAATTGTTTTAGCGCCAGTAGAAGTAGTAACAATAGATACTTGGGTATAACCTTTACGCAATGTCACATCGCTAGGCGTAGGGTAAAAGTTAACCATTTGTACTGCATCTGTAGGAGGCATCTCAGCAAGAGAATCCCTACCATTCCAACCACCAATAGGTGCAGGAATAGAAGCAGTAGTAGCAGAGTTTTGTTTAGGTCGCTGTAATAGCATTATGAGCCATAGCCAGTATCGGGGATATTAGCGTAACCAATAAGCACTCTACTTGGTTGTGGCGCAAAAGATAAGTTAGGCGCACCTTTATCGTTAGCTTTAGCAACTGATAAATAGCGTTGATAATCTTGAGAAACGACTGTTGTATCAAAGCCTTTAATGCCCCAATACTTCATTTTGGTCAACAAAACCATAATACGGTCATCTAAAACTGTAGTATCTGAGTCAGCAGTAAAGCTATTTTTTACTGTATTATCTGCGGCTCTTGCCCAACCTTTTGACCTATATTCCCATCCCAAGTATTCTTGGGTATTCATAATAGGCCATATACAGAATTGATTATCTAAGATACGCCAGCGTACTCGTGGGCCTGTAGAGATATAACCAGACTTTAGCCATTGCCATTGTTGTGCATCTTCAGCGCCCAACATTTCCCAATGTTTCGATTTATCCCACATAGTGCGGTTTGTAATCGTTTCAAAGTCATCAGGAAGGTCATAAGCAGTCTGAGCGCATACTACTGACTGTACGCCATTGCCTGTAGCAAATTGACTCATTACAACAACTTTAGTCGTGTTATTAGCACTTACAACATAAGTATCTTGAGGAATGTTATAGCCTGATAATTGCCATTGGCTTGTAACATTGCTTAAATCTGTGCCAGCCTCAAAAGTTAATGTAGCAGACCCATTAACAGTTGTGGCATTGGCGGTAAAAGATTGCGTATAAAAACGATACTGCACCTGGAGTGCTTGCCAATCATATTCTTTTAGCAAGTCATAACCAGCACCATTCATCAGGGCTAAAATCTGTTGTACATCCTGAGAAGTGTTGCCGACAACAAAAGAAGGTACAGCCAAGTTTAACTCGGCTGCGGTCTGTTGCACCATTTGAAGCATCGTTTGGGACATATTAAGCCTCTACTACTTTCGGTTTGCGTGGTTTCTTTTCCGCAACAGCCGCAAGTAGCGCTTCCATTTGTTCCTGCATTTTGGATAGCTTCGCATCTGTTTCTGCGGTTATTTTAGCATTTTCTTCACGAAGTGCTTGCAATTCTGCTTCTCTATGTGCAACTTCAGCAGAATCAGTAGCTAAATTCAAGAAAGCCTTAGCTTTTAAGCGGAAATTATGAGGACTCATGCCAGCTACCATGCCAATACGCTGTAATTGCTGGTCAGAGCAGTCAGCAATAGCTTCTACTGTATGGAATTTAAGCCCACGCAATTCTTCAGCTTGGCTACGAGTAATTTGTGGCCATTGCTCAAGTGGTGTGCCAATAATGTCTTGATGATTTGATACTTGATTTTGATAATGCGCCCATTGGCGAGGGAAACGCTGTTTATGGGACTCTTGGGCATAAGTGTCGATTTCTGTCAAATTATCGCCAGGAATCATAATACGCACGAAGTCGAATTCTTTAAAAATCGGTCTGCCAGCTTCGTCAGAAGCCAAATCTTGCTTGAGGGACTTTTTATAGAATTGAACCGCTAGTCTTGCATCTGCACCTGAAACATCGCTTTCTATTGCCATTTTTAATTCTCCAAAGTAGTTTGGGGGTTTATAAAAAAATAAAAGGGACTCCCCTTTTGAGGGAATCCCAGTTGTACTACATATTCAATTTAAAAGGGTTAACCTATTAAACAGAAGCAGCGCCAAACCAACCATAGTCACCTGAAGCCATAGCGACTGCTGGGCCAGCGTATAAGCCAGCGCCACCAGTTGCTACGAAAGTGGTAGTGTTGATAGAGCAAGTTGCTGTTGAAGCAGCGATAGTTGAGCCAGCTTTAGCCCATACATAACGCTTACCATCGGAAGCAAAAACTTCTGCACCGAGTGGGCCAAATGTTACCAAACCAGCGTTTGCTGTTTGTTCTGCAACAGTTTGTGTATCGTTTAAATCAATCCCTGAGAGGGGGGTAATGGTATATGCCATGATATTTCCTTTATTAATTAAGAGGGTAAGTTAAATAGGGGTTTCCCCCTATAGATTAACTACCTGTCAACAGACCTTGTAGGAATGAGTTAGAAGTAGTCAAGTTACCAGCCCAACCATACAATTTTACAATCGCATCTTGGTTAATAGATTGACGCTCACCACCGATAGGTACAAAGTTACGCTCTTTGTGTGGGCGTAGGAAGAGGTAGTTGGTATTCAAGAAATACATATATGTAGCTGTTTCTTGTGAGCCATAACCACCACCTAATACCACATCAGCAGAAGTACCACCACCGTAGAATTTCAATGAAGCAAAACCAGCAGCGCCAGACTCTTCAGCAGCAATACGCTGAATAGCTTGCAATGCGCCTACATAGTAGGAATACAGAGTGTTACCAGCAACAATCAAGTCAGCCTTGTCAGTACCACGAATCTGCTTGATAGCAGCAGTAGTCATAGCAGCAAGGATAGTTGTTGAAGAAGTAGCACCTGAAGTGATTTGATTCTGCCAGAAAGTCCAAGTAGCACGATTAATACCACCGTATGTACCTGTGGTTGGTACAGCAGCAACAGCAGCGCCCAAACCATCTAAGTTTTTACCGCCATTACCTGTACCGTCACCGTATAAGTCACCGGAAATACGGTTAAGCAAGCGAGCTTCAGAAACTTGCATACGACCATCTAACAAGTCGATGATTGCTTCTTTGCTTGAGTTTTGCAACATTTCTAAGCCAGACATTGTAACTGCATCAGCGTACTGAGCAATTTTGTACTGAGCAGCAGAAATAGGGCTATCTGGAGCAATGTTTAATACTTCATAGCCACTATAGCTATTAGCATTGTTGGTTGTGGTGTCATCATACATAATCTCTTCCAAGATTACATTACCGCCTGAGAATGGGCGTACATTGCCCTTCTGATTCAAGCGCTGAAGAATAGCGTTGTTTTGTGTTAAGTTATCTGCCAATTCACCGCTACGACTTTGAATCGTGGTAGCGATAATATCGGTGATTGCTGAGTTAGCAAATGCCATGATATATATCCTTAAAAAAATGTGCCAAAATTGGCTAGTTAAACCCTGCGGCTCATTGCTTCACCTAATTGGTCAGCAATTAAAGACCGTCTATCCTTTTTATCTTCTGGATTACTCACTTTTCCACTAGGAGTAGTGGACTTTGGACTAACCGCAGCAGCCTTAGCCTTCGCTACTTGCTGTGCTTTGATTGAGGACTGTTTGGCATCTTTTAGGAGTCTATCCTGTTCGATTTCCCAAACATCATCATTCATACGCACGGCTTTCTTGTAGGCCGTTTCTAGGTCTTGGGCTTTTCCTAGCTCAAGTAGTTGAGCCATTTCTTCCCTTACCACATCAAAATGCGGAAACTTCTCCACATTACTTCTTACTCTTTCAATTTCACCCATTAAGCGTTGATTTTCCTCTTGGGCAAATCGACCTTTAATGCTTGAAACTTCCTGATTTACCATATTTAATTGATTCATCAGTTGTTGCGTATATGGGTCAAGTTGTGTTACTTGTCCATTTCCGTTTAATTGTATACCATAATCTGCTGCAAGTTTCTGAAATACTTGGACTTTTTGTTGGTAAGGCGCATTAGTCAGAATTTGCTCTGCACGGACTAGGTTTTCAATGTATTGAGTAGGTTGAATACCTCTGCGTTGTAAGTCTTGGGCATAAGGCGCAATAGCGTTTTCATAGGATTTAGCCCTATCAGCTTCAGCTTTATAAGTGCTTACGCCTTTCTTGTATTCAGACTCACGCTGGTTAGCATATTCGGCAAACTTAACAAAATCTTCTTTGTCAATTTGTTCACCTTTCTCCATTTTGTCCCAAATATTGACATATTCTTTTTTCCAAGTTGAAGGGCGAGAAATCTTTACTTCTTCCTCCTGTGCTTCATCCTTAGACGCAAATTCAAGTTCTTCAGCATTTTTGGTAGATTCTTCGTTGTCTTCATTTCTATCTTCCACCTTAGCGGATTCATCGGCAATATCATCTTGAGATGTATTAATTTCTTTCTCGATTGGTGTTTCAAGAGTACCCTCCTCTGCTGCGTTTAATGCTGCTTCCAATGCTTCTCTGCGGTCTAAGTCTGCCATGATTTTTCCTAGTATTTAAGTTTTTCGTAAGCCAATTCAGCAATTTGGCGTTTTCGTGCTTCCATAGACTTTTTGCTGAGTTCTGGTGGTTTTTGTTGCATAGGTACATCGTTACCAATTTCAATACAATGGTTGCGTTTTAAGTTTTCTCTATGCTTTGACCGGCTATCAATCCAGCTACCATCAGCCATGGAAATATGCCCTTCAATGTCAGAAATCACCGTAGGGGCTTCTTTTGGGGTCATTTCTAACTTTTGTTTCCAGGCTTTGTCGGCTTCTTCGCCTTCAAAAGGCAGATTCCAATAAGCAAGGTATTTTTCCCTATCATCGTACTGTTTAGGGTCATATTCTTCGTGGTCTACTTTACAATGGGCGCAGGTTACTTGGACTTTTACTAAAGCCATTACATTCTCCTTATTAAATCGGGTACTTGGTTATATTCTTCTTGACGCAATGCAATAACAGAGTCATACCATTTGGTATTTTTCCATCTCCAGCATATATATTCATCTTTAGGCAGTAATACAATCGTTTTAATGCCCAATGCACCCGCAAGGTGGGCTGTGCCTGTATCGACTGTCACAATGCCCTTCATAGCCTTCATGTGGCTTGCTGTGACTGCCCAATCTGTTTTCCAACCATCATCAGGAAGTGGGTGAAAAAAGCCATTGTGTTCCGGTGATAGCGAATAGCAGTTATCGCCTACTAAGCTATACATTTGATGGTCAGGAATAGACTTAATATGAAATAAAATGTTGCGACTTGCGCCCCAATTTACCCCTATTTTTGGCTCAATATTTGAGGGTTTTGCATACATATAACCTTCAGAGCCTACTATTTTCTTAGCATTTAAAGGGAATAATGACTTAGCATAGGGTGTAGCGCATGAAATATAGTAAGGAAGACTCATATTGCCTATCCAGTAATCACATTCGACCACATCAGGACATTCAGGCTGATTCGTTAGTACATCAATACATTCAAATTGCCCTAAAACTCTTAATAATGAGCCATGCGTTAGCAATACGACCTTTTTAGCGCCCATAACCTTTAAAAATGGAAGAAACCTGGCAAACATAAAAATATCGCCAAAGCCTTGTTCCATCTGAATGACAATAGTCTTGTCTAAAAGGCTTTCCCCACGCCATACAGTAGGGCCTTGGGGTTTTTGCGTATAAGGAGTAACTTGATTAGCAAGGACTTCAGAGTGCCAACGATATTCAAATAACCTAAAGCCAGCGTCATAGCGACCAGCGTGTAGGTGTTCGTAAGATTCTTTGTACTTAGCGTGTGGGTTTACAGGATTATAGCTAATAGGGCCTCTTCATCGTCTAATTCTGCTTGACGCTTGGCTTCTAAGATTGCTAACTCTTGTTCTAGCCTAAGTTTTGCACTTCTTATTAATACAGCGTTTTGCAGGTCTTGTTGTTGTTGCTCAAGATTAGCGATGTATCGGTCAATGTTTGCTAGGTTTGACGGTATATCAACGCTAACTTCTTGATTGGATTGTATATTACTTTGTTGTGTCTTTGCAACAGGTTTAGGGTTAACTAAATCTGTAATAGTTTGTTTTCTTGCTTCTTGGTCAGCTTTTAATGCTGCAATGCGTTTAGCTTCTGCCAGGCGCAGTTTCTTTTGAATACCTTTAAGTCGTTTTAATTCTTCTTTTGTCCAAGGCGCATCATCCCCACCATTCTTAACATTGGTAGGAGTAATAACAATCTGAAAAGCATTGTTTTGAAACGCATTAGCTTGAAAAGCGGTTTGAAACACTAAAATGTCCCGCCTGACACCCCTACAAACTTAGTAGCTGTAATGGTTGTGCCAGTAATAGCTGCGGCTGCTGTACCGCCAATAGCAGGTGGGCTAGACAAGTCTAAAGTACCACCTAAAGTAAGGTTTCCGCTAGTTGTTACTGTGCCTGTTAAAGTCAAGCCATTGACTGTGCCTGTACCGCCTACGCTTGTAACCGTACCAGTATTGGAAGTCTTGTTATTAAAGGTAGTCCAGTCTGTGCTTGTAAGGTAGCCATTGACGCTTGTTGTGGCGGCAGCCATAGAAATAGCTGGAGTTGCACCACCGCTACTTACTACAGGGGCAGTACCAGTTACTGAGGTGACTGTTCCCTGTGGGTTTGCAGCAGTAGTAATACTTGTAACTCGCCCATAAGTGTCTATTGTGACTACAGGAATAAGGGTAGCAGAACCAGTTGTGCCAGCCGTTGCCACACCTGAAGCAAGGTCAATAATAGGAGTTGTACCGCCTGTACTGGTTATACGACCAGTAGTCCCACTTACGCTAGTAACAGTACCACCGCTAGAAGGGGCAGTATTGGTAACAGTAAAGTTAGGGTAAGTACCAGTAACGCTAATGCCTGTGCCGTTAGTAAAAGCTACTGTTTGGTCAGGTGCAGTATTGGTAATCGTTAAAGTACCGCTAGTCGTAATAGGGCTTCCTGATACGATTATTCCTGTACCGGCGGTTGCCGCTACGCTAGTGACTGTGCCTGTGTTTCCAGTTAAAAGTGTTCCGTTAGCCGTTACTGTATTCGCAAAAACAGCCGTTGAATCTTGATTAATCGTTAAAGCTGTGACCTGAGTAATCGTTGTATTTGGAGTAACTTTAACTACGGCCTTTGCACCCCTAGCAGTAGCACCCCATACCTCTGTTGTTACGCCTTCTAATGATACTTGTGGGTAGGCATCTGCTGAAGTCGTGCCATAACCTGCTAATTCAAACTTACCTAGACTATCACCGCTAATAGGTGCTTGTGGTGCGGCAACAGTACCCCTAAATTTACTTACACGAATAGATGAACTATTAGCGTCACTAGAATATCCACGCATAGCAATGCGAGAAGTTGAATTGTTATCACCAACTACCCTAGCCCTGATAGTCGGTACAGTATTTGTATTAACTCCAAGATTAGAAACATTAACCAATGTCTTAGCGTTTAAATCGACTGCGCCTGTTGCACCTGTATAGGGTACTGCGCTTACATCTGCGGCAGTTAATACGACTGTACCTGTATAGCCATTTACGCTTGTTACAGCGTCAGTATTGTCAATCTTTTGCCATGCAGAGCCGTTAAATACAGCCCAGTCACCGATTTGCCAGTCAGTAATACCGTTTAAATTAGTTGTGCCTGCAACGCTTACAACATAGTAATAACCCTTAGTTCCAACTGAGGATATAAGTGTTGGGCTATTTGTGTTTGCGTTCCAAGCACCTTGATAGTTTAAATCACCTAGTGGTGGAAGTTGAGAAAGTGGTACTTGCCCACCAGAGTCAAGTGTAGCTACTCCATTAGCAACACCAGCATCTAAAGAAGCGGCAGTACCAACGCCGACTAAAGTATGAGTAGCGTTCCAATCACTAGGGCGTACAACAGATGTGTCTGTTCCGTCAGGTATTGCCGAAACCTTACTATGGGTGACTGTAATAGTCATTAATGTACTCCTACAATTTTGCCGTTTTCGTCACGCAATACAGTTTTAGGTCTGTTGTGCTGTTGGTTGATTGTATCTACTAAAGCAGCAATAGCTTGTGCCATTTGGTTATTTCCTTGACCAATAGCGTTAGCAATAGGTTGCATAGGATGTTCTTGCGCTTTGACATATTCTTCTTCAGTCAAATAAGCCTGTGCGCCATCGTCATCTTGTGCGCCAATTCTAGCAACTTCAATTTTTGCGCCATTGTTGATGTGAGCTAACAAGACCTGAGTGTTTCTCTCAGTCATCATCTTCATTTGGGCTACTTTGAGTTCCATATCCCTATCTGCTTGATTTCGTTGCTGTTCTAACTGGAATTTAAGCTGATTCTCTTGGGCTTGGTACTCTTGTTTAGCTTTTTCAAGCTGCATTTGACCTTGTAACTTAGCTTGTTCAACCTGGGCTTGCATCTGAATCTGTTGCATCTTCGATTGGTTGTCCATTTGCGCCTTCTGAATCTCAGGAGGAGGAGGTTTAGGTTGGCCTTGTGATTTTTGTGCAGTTACACGCAATTTATCAGCAGTTTCGTCAATAATGCCCTCTAATTGCTTGCCTGCTTTAAACGCAGTAACACCAAATTTCAGCATTTCAAGCGCCATAGGTGCTAATTCAGGTGCGTTTTGTACCATTGGTACTGCTTGGGCCATAAATCCACCGACTGCTTGCAAGAAAGCCATTCTATCGGCTTTTTCTTGCTGTTCGTCTTGGTAAATCATCGAATCAGAAGTAACTTCTATGCGGAAATTTTTACTAGCTTCGTTTCTTAACAGTTCAATAGCTTGCGGAATCAGTTGTTTATCTTCATCAGATAACTGCATAGCGCCAGAAATCTTAACTAGCGTGTCATCAGTAAAGTGATTGCAGATAATCTGCGCTTTAATAGACAATAGGCTAGTAGCAAAGTCTACTACTGCGTGTTGCTGAGTCTTTAGACGACCAGCAGCGTTATTTGACTTGATAATCTGTGCGCCAAGCGTGTCATTAGGGTCTGATTGACCTCTTTGAATGTCAGAAATACCCATTAACTCGTAGATTTGATTCTTAACTTGTTCCATTGCTTGATAACAAGCCATTAAAGCAGTCGAGAATGGGGCTAAATCTACTAAGTCTATAGCGCCTTTCATACCTTGCTTTTCAGCAAATGACATCCAGTTACTTACTGGAATCATCGTGTTATTTTCGCCTTCAGAAAATAAGCGTTGTAACTCGCTTGCTGAAGCGTCATATACACCACGCACTTTAAGGGCGTTAATCAAGCCATCTATGCGGTCACATAGCGTGTCTAACTCTCTAGCTTGGTCTTGATAAATAGTAAAGTCAGGGATTGGCTCTAGGCTATCTGTAGTCAGAGTTGCATATAAAGGTTTTGGACAAGGCCAGAAGTTCTCTAATCCTAGTGGGTCATCTCTTTCGTCAACAATCTTGCCTAGCGACTTAGAAATCCATAAGACTTTACCTGTTTCTTTATCCCAGACTTCATAGATAACGGCTTCATACACTCCGTCATCTGATTTATAAGATTGCTTTAAATCGTCTGGCTTGGTATCCAATGGGATTTTATGACCCATTTCTTCGCCAAATCTTTCAACCAAAGCAGGGCGAGACATATAGACTCTGCGCCATACTGCGGTGACTTCTTCCCAAGTCCTAGCAATAGTATGACCAAAATCACGCCAATGCACATAATCTACTGGGCAACATTCGTACTCAATGCGCTCTTGGCTTTCTGTTTCTGTAGCGTCAAGCGTTTCAGCTTCGTCAGAATCTTCAGTTACTTCTAAACCGTCATCAGGCTCGCCATCTTCTTCGCCTACAATATGCGGCTCATAACGCACCCAAGCTACACCACGACCACCTAATAATCGGTCAAGGACAGCATTATTCATGGCTGATTTGTAGTCACCATAATGTTCAATTTCAAACTCTAGGGCACGCTCAAGCATCATAGAAGCGACACGGCCAATAGAGTCGTTATCACGGAATCTACGGCTTACATCAGGTCTAGGGAGTCTAGCAAAGATAGCAGGTTGAATTGTTTGGACATTTGACCAGAGGATATTAAACCTAGCATTAGGATTGCGGTCATAGCGACTGTCATCCTTATACTTCTTTACTATGCGGTCTACTCTAGCTTCCCAACGCTTATAAGACCTTTCGTATCCCATTATCGTTTTGTACCAAGACTCGTATGAGTGTTTGCTATCTTCTTTTTGCATTAAATTCTCCTGTTGGTAACAGTTTGTTGCTGTGACCACAATTCTTTTAAAGTTACATCTGTTTTGCCTACAAATACACCTCTAATCGAGTCATCTTTCGAGGGTAACTTAGCTTCTTCTTTCCAGGCAATACTTAACATCCTAAAAGCGTCAGCACCATGAGAAGTCCAGTCATGCCTAGGTTTATCCCTAAACACTTTCTTGTCTTCATCGTACTCACGCTGATACTGCCTTAAACATTCAATGCCATCCTCGCATTTATGGTCAAACCAAGCCCTAGTTAATGCTAGTCGTGTAGCTTGTATTCCATCTTGCAATGACAACATTGGTACAATTTTCATTGATTTTAACGCAATTTTGTCTGAAAGTTGCTCAATTATGCTTCTATTTGACGCTAAAGTCTTTGCACGAGCATCATGGGGTAAATAATGTGTACCATACACATAGCCTTTTTCTGCTTCTCTTGACTGAATAATTCCAGCGTAGAAAGCTACCGGTTGACCATTACTTGAATGATAGTCAAGCATACGAATCTCGCCATGCACTACTTGAAACCACCATATAGCTGTGTCATCGCTATAGCCTAAGTCCCATGCTGTGTGTACAGGAAACATAGGGTCATAAGCAATATCAATGATTCTGCCTTGGTCGGTAAGCTGGCGCATCTCCTTGCCGTAATATGCCCCTAGGATTGCGGATTCAAAATCGCACTCAAACTCCTGGAGATATTGGTCTTGAGTCATAGACTTAGCAGCATCGTCTAACTCAGATTGTGGTATTAACCCTGTATTGCTAGCCCTTAAGGTTTTGGCATACCAATCATGGGAGTTGGTGGCTGCGGAATAAATGTCCCAGAAGGCATTATGACCCTTGGGTGTACCAATGAAAACTGCCCAACCGAGTCTGTCTGCCAACAAAGGCCGAATAATCTCGCCCCAAATACGAGGGCGCATATCTGCATACTCATCTAGGACAATCCCATCAAGGTATAGACCACGGAGAGAGTCAGCATTATCAGCACCAAACAACCTAATCCTTGCGCCATTTATTAGTTCCACCCATAGTTCTGATTGATTAGCTTTAGCCATTACAGGCTTACTAAATCTTAATAGGTAGTCCCAGGCGATATTCTTAGCTTGGCTGTAATATGGTGCAACATAAGCGTAGCGACCATCTTCTTTGCCCTCAATTAGTGCCTTGTAGATGAGTTCATTAATGCAGCTAACAGTCTTACCGCAGCGTCTATGTGCGACTATGACTGCCCAGCGTTCCTGTCTTTCATGAAAGTCTAAGAATACATCCCTAGGCTTATAGTCTAGTTCAATCTCTATTTCTTCCAAGACACCACCATGCGTTGTGGGGCTTTTTCATCGCCTACAACTTCAGTCCTAGCTAGTTTAGGTACATGGTATTCCATGACAGTCTGAAGCATACCAAAAGCCTTCTCAGGGTTTGGCGCAACTATGTATTTACCTTCATCGTTTTGTATGCCGTCAGCAACGCTTTGTAGCCATTCTTGCATTTTGTGGGTGTTGCTATCAACAAACTTGGCAATCGCTTCACGAGCCATCGTAGTGCTTTTATTAGGCACTCCTGGCTTTCTACCCACATTTAAATTAGGGTGTTCGGTATTTTTCGCTACTTTTTTGTCCATATAATCTCAAGTAATTGATTTATAAGGGTTTTAGTATATCACTTATTCGTGGTAACCAAATTCATAGGGATAACCCTCTGATGAAAGTGTATTTGCTTTTACTTTTTTAGATAAAAGGTCATATTCACCATTCAAAGCGCTATCTCCGTGCATAGTTGCATACTTTTTACTGGTTGTTACCCAATCACCACTATTAATATCTTTAACGCCTTTAGGTACTGCACGATGTACTTCAACTATATTTTCAGGCTTGCCTTTTGATTTCAACGCAGCCATATACCATTCATGGTCTATAGTTGGGTCATTAATACCATATAGTCTTTTACCTTGTTGGGTATATACATCGGCTGGCATAATTTGATGTAACGCATCTAATGTCCCACCATATTCTTTTGCATTGGGGGCTGTGTGTGAGCCTCTATATTCACCAGGAGTTAACACTTTTTCTAATTCTTGAGCAATTACTTCTTTTCGTGGCAAAACTTTACCAATGCTACCCATCATATTGGGCATTAACTGAGTAAATTCTTGCATTGCTTCTGGGCGATAATTAGGATTAGGCTGACCTGTAGCCATATCTGTTTTATACATACTAGCTATAGTTTTATCCATAGCTTGTTGCTTTTCAGCTAATTGCTGGGGTAATGTACGAAAATGCTCTGTTATAGGGTCAGCAAGGGTTGACTCCGTTGGAGGAATATATCCTTTTAACGCATCAGCAAGCGTAGCCATAATCAGCCAATGTCAGCGTCATGTAGCTTGTTCATAGCTTTAGCTAACTTCTCTTTACGCTTTAGTCTATCGTTAATTTTCTTATTCAGAATGTCTTTATCGCTACCAACATTCTCTTCTTGCTTGCGTTTGTCTTTTTTGCCGACTACGGATGGTAGGTTAAACATTACATCTCACCTTTTTCAGTCTTTTTAGACTCTTTTTTGGTTTCGCCTTTTTCTTCTGTGCCAGCCATGTGTTTAGCATAAGCAGCTTCTAGCTTAGACTTTACTTTACCTCTAGCATGGGTGCGCTGTTCGGACAATGCGATTGCCAATGCTTGTTTCTTAGGTTTTCCTGCGGCAACTTCAGTTTTATAGTTTTTACCTACGCTTTGGGCTGACCCACTTTTGTCCATTGGCATGATTATTTCTCCTGTTTGTATGATTTTAGCAAATCTATTGCTTCTTGTTCATTATTTACTCTAAATAAATCACCACCTTGCCAGCCAGCTATAAACTTTAATTGGTCAGGCGTAAAAACTTTATCTGCGCCATCTTTTACTTCAATTAAAATGGTGTGTCCTTCATAAGCGCATAATAAGTCGGGAATACCCTTACCCACCATGTGAAGAAGGTGTACATCAGCCCCATAATCTCGTAGTGCTTTTACAACAGATGCTTGATTTTTATCAACTTTTTTAATATAAGACATAATTGTATGTTAGTGTTCTTTTACTTGTTAAGGGGAATTCAATGTACCATTTAAGCGATGAAGAATGGATTGCAACCTGGAAAGAATGTGGCTCAGCCGTTGTAATGGCAACAAAAATAGGTGTTAGTCAGCGCTCAGTATATAACAGAAGAAGGTCAATAGAAGCAAGGCATAAGATTGAATTGCCTTCAGTAGATGACCAGCGTTTTGACCAGTTAAAGAAAATCGCCCAAACTACAGGACATACTCGCAGGGGTATGGATATAGAAAAAGGCAGAGTCATCGTCTTTAGTGATGCGCACTTCTGGCCTGACGATACCACCACAGCGTTTAAAGCACTCTTAGAGATGATTAAAGAGTTTAAGCCTACGGCAGTAGTCTGTAATGGCGATGCGCTGGATGGGGCTAATTTAAGCCGTTTCCCACGCCAAGATTGGAATAAAGTACCTACTGTCAAAGAAGAGTTAGAAGCCTGTCAGTATTACTTAGGTGAAATTGAAGCAGTTTCTAAAGGGTCTAAGTTGTTTTGGCCTATGGGAAACCATGACCAAAGACTAGAAATGTCTATTATTGCTAATCTTCCTACTTTTGAAGGTGTATTTGGTACTTCATTGCGGGATTACTTTCCTATGTGGCAGCCTTGTTGGTCATTTTGGGTAAATGAAGATACTTGTATTAAGCATCGCTGGAAAGGTGGCTGGACTGGTGGTAGGAATAATGCGGTCAATTCCGGTGTAAATATGATTACAGGTCATACCCATGTCTTATCTTCTATTCCATTTAATGATTACAACGGCACACGCTGGGGAGTCCAGACTGGGACTTTAGCCGACCCTATGGGGCAACAATTTGCCTATACTGAGGATACCCCTAAAGATTGGAATAGCGGTTTTGTAATGCTATCTTTTGACAATAGCAAAATGCTTCAGCCTGAGATTATTCGTGTATGTGGTGAAGATGCGGTAGATTTTAGGGGTAAGGTGCATAAAGTATGAAGCTGACTACTCCAATCCTTCGTAACTTTTATAATGCCCTGGTTGTTTGCCATCCATTTACTAAATGGGATATGCCATTAGCAGCCCAAATAGACTTTGTAGTTGATTCAGATGACGCTATTATGGGTAGCTATATGTATGAAGATGGGGAAAAGTATGAGCATACTATTACTATTTCATCGGCAAAATGTGGGCATATATCGACTGTAATTCGAGTCCTCTGTCACGAAATGGCACATTGTAGTTTTCATCGGCAAAAAGGTGACAAATGGTTACAACATGGCAAACCATTTAAGACTCGTTGCAAGATGATTTCTGACGAATTGGGTTTTGACCCACTTGAGCTTTAATTAACTTTTCTAATTCCCTAGCAAATCTATAGCGTGTTTGCCATTCATTAGCGGAAGCAACGCCTCGTAATCCTAAAGAATACCAAGCGTTTTCAATTTCTTCATCTGTCAACTCAGCACTATCCATAGTGCGATTAAAGGTGCGAATAGCACAAATACACCAAAATATAGTAAAAGGTCATTCATATTAGGGCTAACAAATCTTCTTCAGAGAAACCCCAATGCTTTTCAAACCCTTTATGTCCAAGCTGATGAATACTGGTATCGCCAAGTCGATGATGAATGGCGCACAAAGGGATGACAGGTGCAAGGCTTCTTTTGCCACCATATCGTCTGATGTGGTGCATTTCAACGGGGGAATCGTCAAGGTTTCGTACGTCTGTTTGTTTGCACAATATACAGCCCAGTCTTGCCAGTTTTGCATAATTGTCTTTTTCTGCTTTAGTTGCCATCTGCCCATTCAAACCATTGTTTGTAATACGCTATAAATTCTTGCTTGGATGTACCAATTTTGATACATGACCCATGTGGCTGCACTAAGAAAAATTCTTCAATTTTCATACCATTGTCAGTATCACCTATTACTATAACAACAATAAAATCAGCTTTACCAGCTAGTGCTTGCAACATAATACGCTGACCGGTACTTACTTTTTCTTTGGGGCGCTTCCATTCCATTACAAAAAACTTGCCATTTCTTTCAGCAATACCATCTAAATCACTAGGCGTAAATTTAGGACTATTGGGGATTACCCCAACAAAATCCCCATAATCAACATGAGAAGCTAATAAAGACCGCATTAAGACAGCCATTGTTTTCTTATCTGGTCATAAGTAGCAAATTCTAATTTAATGGTTTCTTCTGATAACTCATGGGCTAATTGTGTGGCTAATTCATAATCGCATTTAAGCGTAGCGTTATGGTAAGACTTCATTAGTCTTTGAAGTTTAAGGTAGTTTTCAGAATAGTCATTCATCTAGTCATTCTCTCTATGTTTCTATTGCTTGCTTCTTGTGTGCGCCATGCTTCAAATCTCATCTTGGCACTTTCTAACTTCCATCTAAGTGCTTCGGCTTTTTCTGTCGCCAATCCAATGGCCTTACATAATGACTGGTAAGCCTCGCTACGATACGCTTCTCTTTCTTGCGCCCCAAGGCTTTGTTCTGACGATTCAGACATTTTAATAGCCTTAAGGCTAGACTTAAATGCCTCGAGTTCAGCGAGTTCACCTTTCGCTTTGGCATACGCTGGCGCATTTGTGTATATATAGTCGATAGCGTCATTTGGGTCATATTCCTTTTGCATTAATTCTCTCCCCTATCCATTTCATTACAGGTACAGCCATAGAATTTCCTAATGCTTTGTATCTTGGGCCATCTGGACAATTTTCTTTAATGTTTGTGTAATTGTCTGGAAAACCTTGTAATCTTTCACACTCCGTTGGAGTAAGCCTGCGTACTGCATAATTACCAGCAATAAAAGTTTGTGCATGATGACTTTGTACAGATGGTCTTAATGCTTGCAAGGCTGGAGTAACTTCCAATGGTGTAGCACTAAAGTTATTTGCAGTAGCATCTTCTCGTATGCTATACGCTTTTTGTACTATCGGCACATTCCCCCCCCCCCC